GAAAATTTTTATCCTCCTTTGACGATGAAATACCTTCAACAACAATAACATATATATTATTATATTTACTTTCAGCCTGTTTAATTATCTTCCAATGTGCAATACTAACTGGTTGCATTCTACCTACAAACAATGCATTTGGTTTATTAGTAGCTTCATTTAAATAATTTGTAAATTTCATATTTACACCTATGTCTTAGCATGTTTTTTTCTATTTGTTGTTCTTGACACAGCACGTAAATTTTTCTTACTATTACTACCACCTTTTGAAAGAGGAACTTTATGGTCAACTTCCCTTTTATCACCTTTTTTTAATCCTAACAACCGTCTTGCTTCATTCCTCTTTTGCCTATTTTTTACTTGTTCAGGTTTGGAATGATATTCATCATATTCTTTTCGATAATCTCTTTTCTTTTGTTTTTCTGTAAATAGTAAAAATCTCATTTCCCGTAAATTCTCCTATCAACATCAACATAATCATAAATCAATTCACTTTCATTTTGAACATTATCATTATCACCATAATCAATAACAGATATATCATCACCTTCACTTGAAATTTCTCTAGCAGATTCACTTTGTTCACTAAAGATATAAGGTGAAATATAAAATGTATATGTCAATGCATTATATTGAAATATACCTAAATCAGTTGCCACATGATTAATATCAAAGGTTCTACCAACCAAACTATCCTCATCTAAACTATTGGGAACATTTCTATAAAAAGGTAATACAATAACATCACCTACTCTAGGTGGCCTTCTTCTACTTATATCCCTTCTATATGTAGCTTGTGGAATATGAACAGTTAATTGGTCATTTGCAACCATACCAAACAATGCATAATTAGTTGGAGTTTCAACTATATCCATGATCAAAGATGTCTTTTTACCTTGTATAAATTCTTTGTTATTCCATTCACCATATATATCATCAGGTTTTATATTATCATCATACATATAATAAATACATTCAATACCAACAATATCACAATACTCTGTTACATAATTCTCAGCCAATTCCCATTCGGGATTATTATGTACATCATATATCTGCCATTTTGGTTTATTTAATCCACCAGTCTGTCGTCTAAATGACATTGTCGCCTCCTATCCAACTATTATCCAACCACCTTCATAAGCTTCTTCTTCCCTTAATGCTTTTTCTAATCTTTCAAGGTCAGCATTTCCCTCACTTAATAAAGATTCCCCGTCTAATGACAATGATGTATTACTACCGACAGCTTGGAATCCTGCAAATTTTACCCTTATCCTACCTAAACTAACTTTACATAATGCTGTGATATAATCAATCATCCAATCATTATTATAAATATGACCATCTGGTAATGCAATTTGCATACTTCGACATAAAACCCATGCATTATCTTTAGGAGTTGGGTCTATATATAATGTGTTATTGTAAGCACTATATCTAAAATTAAAAGAATCAACAACATACCTTTCTATTGTTTCAAGAAAATCCAAAACGATATGATATGTTAATATTGAATATCCATCACTACCTCTTGTACCACTCATTAATATCTGGTCATACATTCCCGCATTATACATATAGTTATCTAATGTAAACAATGTATGAACAGAACCTATTTTTGATTTTTTATATCCCATTATATCAATAATATCTTCGGATATTTCATCAAGGTCATATTCATTGACACCAGCACTTATTGGTAAAGCAAAATAAATTTCTTGTGTGGATTGTCCAGCGGCCCACTTAATAAACTTACTTTTAGCATATTCTATATTATCAATTATTTGAGCATCATCCAATTCGATTTTTACAACTGGGTAACCAAGTCGTCGTTTAACTATTTCAATTAAATCCGACCTTTTTAAATTCCTTCGTCTAGTAGCTAATGCCATTGTCTAATCTCCATTATAACTATATTATAGTTGTCTGTTGTATTTATGAAAATTTTAAATTAAATCATAAACATTTTAATAAAATCATCATCCATATCCATGTCCATACCATCTAAAATATCAACATCCGATAATATACCCCAAGCTTCGGTATCAACACTACCTTCCATAGTTGTTATTTTAATGTCATCTATTATACCCATTTCTAATATATAAACACCCCAATACAAAGCTGATACAGTATCATCATTTGTATCTTTACCTTTAAATTTACCACCTTCTTCAACAAATGTCGATAATTCCCTTATTGTTAATTCATCTTTTATTAATAATTCATCATCCTCAATTAATTTCTTCATTAATAATACAGCTTTAGGTTTACTCCTTGTCGTTGCTCTTATACCTAATTCACTACTTTGTTTTAGAGAATCATTAACAAGTTTCATATTATTATGATCCCACCATAATCTATTAACAACTGCCGATCCTTCTGCATTGTTCTCACACATAATATATGCATTATTATAATAAATTGATAACCTATTAATAATATCAGCGAATGAATAAACATCAATCTTATTATTATGATACATAGCAACTTGTTCCATCTTCACAGGAAGAGTTGATATTATTTTCAATACCTGAATACATGATGCATTTTCACCTGTTCCTTTAGCAACATCGCATCCTAAAACGTATTGTACATCCTTTATTGGTTTTTCATATACCCGAAGTGAATTTTCTAAACTATATGACTCTGGTTCAACAATATTAGCATTTAATTTATATAACACATTGGAGTCAATAACAGTACTAGTTGAACCTAAAAATTCAACCATCTGTTCTTGTGCAAATTTTCTTTTACCTAAATTCTTCCTTTGTTCATCAGCCCATTTTTGAGTCCTACCTGGAACATCTTTCCATGTAAACTTTAATGGAACAAATGTATTCCTATTAGCTTCAGCATCAGTATATAACTTATGAAACATATTATACATTCCATTAGGTGTCTGATGTCCAATAATACCATTATAACATACAGAATGACACCACTTATCATCTTTAACATCAGGTAAAGAAAAATCAAAGACTTCATTTTCCGATTCGGTAATATCTTTTATCTTACACCACATAATATTTTCACTAATATTATCTTCAATAAATTCCTTAATATCTTCATTGATAACAAGTTTATCTTTTATAGACAATAAATAATTCCTGTCCACACTTTCATTATAATATCTTTCCGGTAAATAATCATTTAATATATTATTTGCATTTGGTATTACATCTCCAGATCCACCTCTTATAACTATGTTTAATTTACCTCTTTGTTTTCTTTTATATTCAACATTAAATCCTATAATATCATGAATTAATAAAGAATTATCACGACGAAATTGCATCCGATACGAACCATAATAATCAAATATAGATGATGTTAATCCCAAGTTAATAAATAAAAGATTAAGTTTTTCTAAAAATTCCCTTGACTTTGATTCAATTATAACATTACCCCTATTGAAATAACAAGAAACATCCAAAATACCTCTTAACATTGCAATAATATTTTCCCTAGGCATTTCCATTAAATCTTTAGGTATATTATGATTTAAATCGGATCTTTTAAATATATCAGGTAAATTATTAAAATAATAATAATATCTATTAATTGAATTGACGATGCATTTATCATAGTTGATGTTTAGGTTCTTGAATATCTTACCAAAATCATGTGAAGTTTTAATCGATGAATTTTTACCTTTCATTATAAACATACCCAATAAGTATGCCATTTCAGGTGTTAATCCATTATCATTATTACCCCAAACATTCATACCATATTGAACCTGAACATAATCACCTATTGATAATTCTGATAATTTATACCAATCATACTTACCATTTTTACATGACCATAATTTATGATTTAAACTACCTTCTAATGTTGACACAGATGTATGTATTTTTCTAGTTTTTGTTTTACCACTATTGACTATTAAATTTCCCAAACGTAATTTATCTCTACCTAATATTGAATAATCATTAACAATATAACCACCTTTTTTATCTTCTATAATAAAATCACTTAATTGTTTAATACCTTTATCCGTATAAACATATGTGTCTTTTGTAACACAACTAATAATAACTATTTTAGATTCGGTGCTTGCTGATATTGTTGGATAATTAGATGCCCAGAAGTCGTCCGCTACAGATTTGGGAACGAATGCATATTCATCGCAATTTCGGGTATGAAATTTCCCATTTACTATAAATTTATGCTTATTATTTTTTACTCCTATAATATCATAAGTATTATCTTCCCTATCAATTTCAATAATATCAATTTTATTTTTACATCCATCTATAACATCACCTACTTGTAAATTTTCAACTTTAATTTCATTATCATTAATAAAAAATACATGACCTGATGTAGCTGTAATACAATCCGAACCACATTTTATTTTATATAAAATATCTTTTTTATTTTTTTGTACACCAACAAAATCACACCAAATATTATCTGGTGTGAGAATTTCATATTTATTATTTATTTTCATATTGATTATCCTCTTATGAAATTATTAATTACATTCCAATCTTTATTTTCAATCCATTGTTGTTCTTTGATAACTAATAAATCAATGTTGTTATTTTTACACCATTGTTGTTTATATTTATCACGCCATTTGACATTATCATTACTATGCCAATATGTACCATCATATTCAATGGCTTTATTTAATTCCGGTAACCAAATATCTAATTCTAAATAACAACCAGTTTTAGGATTTTTAATAAGTGACCTATTATTTTCTAATATGGTACCCTTATATATTTTTTTAATATATTTAACAATTTCTTTTTCATTTTTTGACCACCTAATATCACATTGGCCACATCTTTGACCATTCCTCCAAGCCCCTAATGTTATTTTATGTTTGTGCCCCCGTGGACATATATAATGTAAATATGTTCCGACATTTTTATATTCTTTACTTAATAATTTGTAACCTTCTTGTTCAAAGATTTTTTTTATTTGTTCATATGTAAATTTTACATTACCTGCACAATATGAACATCTTTGTCCCCGCCGCCAATTATTCCATTTTATTGTATGTTTATGACCATTGGGACATTTAAATTTTAAATGTTTATGTGCATTTATATATTCCTTACTTAATAAAGTATATCCTTCCTTTTCAAAGCTTTTTTTAACAAAATCATATGTTATTTTTGCATTACCAATACAAGATGGGCATCTATGTCCTTTTCTCCAAACATACCATGTAGTTTTATGTGTATGACCATTGGGACATTTATAATATAAGTATGAATTATTCTTTTTATATTCTTTACTTAATAATTCATAACCCTCATTTTTAAAGCTTTTCTTTATTTGTTCATATATTAATTTTTTTTTATATTTTTTTACACAATATGGACATTTATTCCCCCTGTTCCAACTATCCCATGTTATTTTGTGTTCATGTCCATTGGGACAAATATAATATAAATGTGAATAATTATTTTTATATGTTTTGCTTAATAATTTGTAGCCTTCCTGTTCAAAACTTTTTTTGACAAAATTATACATTATATTCTGTCTATTATTTTTTGTACAATGTGGGCATCTTTGTCCTCTCCTCCAATGACTCCATTTTATTTTGTATTCATGCCCATTGGGACAAATATAATGTAAAGGTGTTATATTATTTACATATTCCCGGCTTAATAATTTGTAACCTTCTTTTTCAAAGCTTTTTTTAACAAAATCATATGTTATTTTCACACTCATTACAATTCCTCATACAAATCCTCGATTTTAATATTTTTAATTTCACCTGTTGTTTTATCACGCACAGTAACATAATTTTCACCACCTAAACATATTAACAAATTTAATGTTTTACCTCTGAATGCACTGGGTGATGTTGCACTAACGCTTATTCGACTTCCATTTTCAAAAGATATAAATGATTTTGAATATTCATGTACACCTGGTTTTAAATACATTGGTATTTCTTCATATATCAATTTTATTTTAGATAATATATCAATAGCTGACACAGCCTTATTACTAACGATACCTATGTTTTTATTATCATTAAATATTGCATACCATAAGGCATATGCAGATATACATGTTGAATTATGTGATACCACATTATTCGTATAATATATCGAACCATCAACATCTAACAAATCATACATATAACTTTTTTCATCTGTTTTATAAACAAAATCAACCTTTTCATAACCATCAATAGTTTGTACATAAGTATTAACATTAATATCTTTACAATACATTTCATTATCTTTTGTTATGAAAATATGATTATCAGCACATTTAATCTCTTTATCACCTATTTGTACATGCCACACATCATATTCAATAGTTTTACCTATACCGTTGAAATCCTTCCAACCATCAGGTGTTAACACTTCATAATCTGATATATTAACTTCATCAACAAATTTTTTATCCATTAAAATTATTTCAGGATAACTTTTTTTGTTCATATTATAAAATTCTTCCATAGTTAATTCCATCACTTCTTGTGTTTTTTTATTACGTATCTTAATTTTTGTATCGGGATAAACACATTTACCCGACTGTCTTGACGCCAGAATGATAACATTCCTTTTTTTCTGGACAGTACTCAACATTTTTTTCTGGAAATTGTATGGACGGAAAGGTACAATACCTTTATCAGGATGGATTATTTTTACGTGTTTTAAAAAATAGTAAATTTTATCAGAACATAGTCTTAAATCTTGTAACATATCTTTTGTGTAAGCTATGTTCGTGTTAGGTTTTTTTACAAATTCATCATCATATTTAATTGTCATCGTTTATTTTTTCCTATATTCAAACATCCTTTCTTGATTATGGCATGTTGATCCATCATATTTGTCTAACCATATACATCCTTCTGATAACCAACCATCAATGTTAGCTACATAATATTTACATAATTTATATTCACTAAAATGATAAGGGCATTTGTTCGTGTTTTTCTCTTTCAACATCATTCTCTGAATTAATTGGTTTAATATATTTTGATAAAAATATTGAATATTTATTACCACATGCTGGACAAACTTTTGTTTCTTTTATATTAAAAATTTCATCACAATCTAAACAAATAAAAGCTTCAGTTAGTTTCATTTTCCTCCTCCATTTCAATTAAATATTGGTCTGTTTTATCATCTTTTAACATTTTTAAAATAGTTTCACGATTACCATCAATTATAATATTATTTTGATTATATGTTGGTTGACCAATAGACCTTCTTATTTCAATCTCTTTTTCTTTTAATGTTAACATTTCTCTTTTTAATTGGAGGTCTTTCATTGATATATCTTTATTTATAATTTTATCATATGAGTTATTAATAGCATTTATTAACATACTACCAACTTCAGCTAATCTAGGACTAACACCTTCATTATCAATTTCTATCATTATTCGGTCGAGTATGGTATTAGCTTTCTTAATATTGGTAAAAACAACCTCATCAATATTTTCAATATTAATAATGTTTTCATCGGACATTGTATTTACAATATTAGTTGATTCATTCTCAATATTTTCAATATCAAATTCTTCATTTAAAGCTTTATTATCAATCATTTTATAATCTCACGATGCCAATTTGGAATATCCACATTTAACATCACATGACTCACATTTACCCGTAATACAACAAACACCAACATTTTTATGTTCAGCTTGATATTTTTCTATTTCGTCCTTTTTAAACTTTCTATATCCCAACTTCTTCAAATGTTTATGATTAAAAGTAATAACATCACATTCATTAATAAAATCATTTTCCAATTCTTCATCCTTCATAATAGCAACTCTAATAAGGACTTTGGGATATTTTGATTTTAATTCCCTAGCCAAATTATGGTCAACACCATGACCGACAAGGTCTGTACTGATATTTATAACTTTTAAAGCGGGATAATCATGATATTTATAAATAAACTCAGGCACCTTTGTTATAGCTTTAACATATAAACCAATTTCATAAGCGTCATTTAAAAAATTAGTAATATCGTTATCATGTTCGGGCATATAATCACCAAAACTAAATAACCTAATTCCACCCATATCATTTAATTTTTTGATATTTCTATCATTGAATTTTTTCGTGTTTTTTAGTTCACCATTATAAGCACGATAATCATAAACTGTTTTGGGATTAAATTTAATATTTCGATTATATTCAACATAACAATATGAACAAGGATTACCACTTCGTCTTTTTGGACAATTACTTGTAAAATCAACGGATAATAATGTTTTTTGATTTGATGCGAAAGCTGAATTATTTTCGAAGCTAATTCTTAACATCTTTTATTCTCCTTAAAATTTTTTATTTTAATTATATACTATTATTACGCTTTTGTCAAGAACTATTTTCATATATAAGTTGTTGATTTTATTGAATATTTCAATTATTTTCAATTATTTAATATAATCAATTATTTAATAACTTATTAATTTTATTGGGTTTTTTACATTTTTATGATAAAAATCATTGTTTTTATGCATAAAAAAGGGGGATAATTAATTATCCCCCTTTGGTTAATAAATCAACTTAATCAGCTAAGTTATAAATTCCAATCTTCTGGTAATATAGGTTACTACCAAAGATCTGGTCATGAATAGCATATCTGGACATCAAACCAACGGTGGGATGGAATGACTGTTCAAATACTGTTTTGCTAACCATCAACTGAACATAAGGTAGATAAATAATACCGGAATCATATTCAGAAGGTCCTTTATAACCAACTGTGCAATAATCAGAAGTTGCAAATGTATCACGATATACGGTTAGACGACCATCTAGTGAACCGATTTTTGCTACTCCAGCAACAGATGTATTTACATTTCCATCAACGGGATGTACTACGAAACTAGAAAGTGATTCCAGTGCAGCACATGCATTGGGAGATGCAATTACAAAGTTACCAGCCCCACGTCTGGTCAATACTGCAATGCGGTTTGCTTTTCTTACAATCATATTATACAGAGTTCTGTATTTTTCTGATTGCCAGCGACCGTCTGCATCAGATTTGCTATCATAATCCCAGCTTGAAGATACAGCAACTGTATTAATCTTGTTAACCAGTTCTCTGTCAATTTCAGCAGTAATTTCATAGCTGAGAATGTCAAGCATTTCTTCTTCAAGGTCAAGACCATGCATTGCCTTTAAGTCCTGAGCAACTTCAAGAGACCAACGGCTTCTCAATTTACGAGTTTTTGCCTCAACCTGTGCTTTTTCAACTGTCATGTTTACTTCTGCAATGGTCCCAGTTGATGCAATACCAAGTCCCTGTTCAGGTGTTGAATCATAAGAACCTAAACCTTCACCTGCGCTTGTAACCATAGAACCAGAATATGTAGTATCAATGGTATTGTATCCAAGTTCTACATTGGATCTTGAATCATAAGTGCCCGCTGCCCTAAAACGTAATGCAAATGCAAGACCAACAGGACCAGTCATAGGCTGAACACCTACAATATCATGTGCAAGTAGTTCGGGAAATGTTCTACGAACCATGGGAATTGCAATCTGATGGAAATCCCCACTTCCTGCATAACCAGCATCAAGCTGTCTACCAGTTACACTATAATTACCAGCTTCCATTAGATAATTCTTCTGGTTTTCTAGCATAATAGCAGTTGCCTTTTCAATCTTAGCGGTACGAATTTTCTTACCTTCATCGAGAATTTCGCGCCATTCTGTAAGTAGTTTCTTTGTATTCATATTAATATTTAACCTCCATTATATACTCTTTATAGCTTACCTTCTTTTAAAACTTTAAGCCAGAGTTTCTTGTTTTCATTAATTTTTTCTTTTAGATCTTTTTCTTCTTCATCTTCCTCATCTTCATTATCTTCTTCGTTCACTTCAGCTTTGCCCTTACCGGATTCATCATCTTCTTCATCTTCTTTTTCTTCAATTTTAATTTCAGCACCACATTCGGGGCATTTATCAACTCCAGTTTCCACTTCTGCGTTGCAATTAGGACATGTTGTCAAAGATTCTTCTACTTTCTTTTCATCTTCGTCCTCATCTTCCATATCATCTACTACTTCTTCCATAATAATTTTAAACTTACGGTCAATTTCTTTAATATCAGAAATACCCTCAAGTAAAGAAATTACCTTTGTCCTCTGTGATTCGGTCAAACCATCACATTTTTCCCTTAAATAAATATGGGAAGCCATTTCTTTAGCATCTGATAACAGTTCGTTTTTCTCAGCAATTAGTTTATTAATTTTCCCTCTTAGTCTTTGAATTTCTTCTTTGGCTTCCCTTAATAATACTTTAATATCATCTTTAAGAACGCCTTCATCAATAGCGAGTTTCGCCTTAAACTGTTCAATTAAAGGTTTATATTCTTCACCTAGTTTTGCATATTCCATCACCTTTTCGGGAATATTAAGTTCTTCCTCAATAACAGTATCAACAAAATTGGAGAAGTTGTTTGTTACTTCCTTTTTATACTTATCAAATTTTTCTGAATACTGTTCAATGAGAACCTTCTTTTCTTCATTTACTAAAGCATCTGTTTTTTCTTTTACTTTAAGATCAATAATATCATTAATTTTGGTCTTAATGGACTCCTGCTGTGATTCGTCCAACTTATCAATATTTAGCATCTTATAAATTTCGTCTATCTTCATGGATCATAACCCCCAATTATTATTTTTTATTTTTAGCTATGTCAGCATCGACCTTTTTATTAAAACCTGAAATAGTTGGTTCACTACCTTTAGCGTATTCAAATATTACTTTGCCTTTTGGATTTTTAATTACTGTTTTTACTTTTTCATTTTCGTTGTCCCATTCCATTGTATATCCTTTATACTTATGTGTTGTTTTTTTTTCTACAAGTTTCCTTGATTCCTCAATATCATATTCATCCTCATCCTCATCTTCCTCTTCAGCGTTATCATCTTCATCTTCTAGGTCATCAAGATCAATGGTATCAATTACCTCATCGTCCTCTGATGTATCATCGTTATCTTCATCTTCTTCTTCAGCTTCATCTTCTTCTTTTTCTTCTTCATCTTCTTCTTCTATTTTATCACCTTCATCTTCTTTAGTCTTTTCCTCAACTTTAACATTAGCAAGAATCCTATACTTCATACCAACTTGGTCAGCATTTAAAGATGAATCATCTAAACTATCAAGCAAATCAATAATGAGCCCATTTAAATCAGGTTCATCAAAATAATTAATTTCCGCCTCATTAAGATATTTGTCGATTTTCTCAAGTATATACATATGAATTTCTCCTTATAATAATATTATTAGTTAATATTTCTACTACCTACATTTATTTTTGAACTACTCTTGCCTAAAGACAAGAGTTTCTTGGTTCATCGACCAGTGATCTCCCCAAGCGTTGATTCCCCATGTCCCATAGGTATATTGTTTCTTTACTGGTAATTGGTTATCTTACCTATTAGTATTTATAAGTTTTTGACAAAAAT